AAATCTTCAAATAAGTCAAATGTATTATTTCCATTACTAATTGATACGGCATCTTCTTTGCCATAATAGATATATATGGTCTTAGATACAGTGCTTAAATCGCCGGGTATTTTCACCCAGCATTTTGCATAATTCCAGGCTTCATTTTCCTCAATCCAATAACTAAGTTGTGAAATGCCGTCATCGGCTGTGAATCTGATGTCTCCAAAATCGCCTTTGCACTTGCCCGCAAGACCAACCTGGTCTATACTATCGGAACCCGGCGATAATGCCGCATCGATGTCGGCATTAATCGTCATTCCCATATACCAAGTCATGGTGTTCGTTGTTTGGACCAGATTTACACAGCCCGAATAATAACACCATAATTCTCCACCGGAATCTTCATAGGTATCCCGATTTATGTTATCACACAGAACAGATGGCACGTCAAGATCTCTTCCATCCCATTCAGTCAACCCGCCGAAACTAATTACCGGACCAAGATATTCGCGCTCGCCTTCATAGAAGGTCGGGCTGGTATCTCTGTATAATTCAATTTGGGCATAATCAGTACCATATTTATAGTGTGGAACAATGAAGTAGTAATATGATCCCCGTTTAAATGGTGATCCACAGAATCGACCGCCCTTAAATATTGGATTATTGACATCTTTAGTAAATGATGCGGTTGTCCATGTGCTTGGCGCATCATTAGTTATTGCAATACCGGATTGTCTCTCTTCCGTTCCAGTTACCCAAAGCGTATTATAAAAGACATAATAAGTAGAACCAACTTTAATTACTCCGCCACTTTCAGTCCCGGAATAATCCCACGTCCCGGGAGTTGCTTCAATAATCTTAGTTGGAGCAGACCACGTTATCCCATCATTAGAAGTCGATATGGCAACATAACCGCCTACCGCTCCTGATTGACCAACGGTAAGAACCATATACCAGATGCCATCTTCAATCCAGACGAACGGACACCAGCAACCTTCTGTGGTTGAAAGCACTGGATTATTAATAGTATCTTTGGTCCACGCTTTTCCATCTACACTGGTTGCATGCCCGATTTGCAGTTTGTCAGATATATTATTATAGGAATAATACATGTGATAGGTTGCGCCGCTCTTGACAACATACCCCCAAGTTGTTTTATCTTCATCGCCTTCCGGGCTAAGAATCGGATTGTTGGCATATTTTGTCCAGGGTGTTTTTTCCGGGTAATTCCTAAATACTTTTATTGGAATCTGATAATTCGTCCCAGCCCCAGCCGCTGGATTGATTACGTGACTCTTTCTGTATTGATAACCGCTAAGCCAACTCATCATCGTTTCCACAATTTCGCTTATAGGCGTAAAACCGGTTAATGTATCCCAGCCTGCAAAATCTTCTATATCCTTGAATGCTAATTGAAGATCAGTTGTGATATTGCAATACGGATAAGTTGAACCTTGACTCATTTCTTGCCTTTTTTAGCGTAATAAGCTTGAACTTGTTTTTTGGTCATTGTGCGTCCTGATGGGCTTTTATATTTGCCTTTATCCTTGCCCTTAATTACCTTTTTGAATGGCATTCTACGCACCTATCTTTATTATTGTTGGTGTTTGGCAGTAGGCTTTGATTTTTTTATCGGCGTCGTCTTCCAGTGCTTTCATTATCATATCCATTTCCTTCTTTGCAAATGGGTCGCCATTGAGATTGACAATTCTGTAATTCTTTCGATTATGCAGGCTCTCCACTATCCCAGCGTGTAATCCAATCCAGCCGAGTGTTGCACCATCCTTAGTCGCCTCAAAGGTTTGCAAATCTGCCATTGTCTTGCCTGTTAGGGTCATATCTGGAACTGTAGAAGTCGAAGCCTGAGAGCCACCACGATAGACTGCCTTCCTCTGCGATTTAAGGTTAGCGTACCAATCGGAATAATTATTGAAAGTTTCGCCATTAGCATTTTTATGCTCTTTCTGCACTCGGTCACGAATAGCGTTGCAGACTTTTTCGCTTAGTGCATACCAGAATTGAGGTGTCTTTTTCGGTATATCAGCTAATTTAACCATCGCTTGTCTATTTTAAATCCTGTTTTTATCATTTGCAATATTAAAAACAATATCCAGTTTTCTATCTGCTGGTAGTCAGTCATTCCACCACTAATTCCCAACTATGCCGACAATTGAAGCCTCCGCCATCAATTAGCGATCCTGGGAAACGTTCCTCAATTTCGTCAAGTGTTAATTCGCCAGCGTGGAGCATTTCCAAACATTCCGGTCTGGTTCGGTCGTCTTCTGGTCCAACGTATCGATATTTAGCGTCTTTCGGCGCATATTCCTGCGCTGTTGCCGCAAATGTAGCTCGTGAAAATGTCCGCAGTGATGTATTAACTAATGTGCCGATTTGTTCTTTACTTAGGCTTTTAGTCGCCTCCATCAAATTCTCAATTAAGGTCTTTTCGTCAACTCTGGTATATACAGCATACACCATTTGACGGGTTAGCGCCTCGCCCACATCCCGAACGTGCTCCATGAAAAATAATGAATCCAAAGTCTTGAGTTGTTCAATAGCTACCGTTGGCACTTGCCCGAAAGTCTTGGCTATGCCACCAGCGATTTTATCGTATTCGGCAAATAGGCTATTCATCTCATCGGCGAATCCTAAGTCCTTGATTATATGCTCTGTGAAATTGGCAGTTAGCATTTGCTCCGCAAAGGCGGCGGGGTCTCCGCCCTTTTTGTATATTAACCTTAATTCATTGATTAACTTTTTTCGGATTTGCTCCGCTTGCAATGCGAAATATTCCGCCGCCTTCTCAGACATTTGCGCCAAGTAATCGCTCCTCGAATGTTAATGGTTTGGGTTTCTCAGCTGCTTTAATTGTGCCAGTTAATTTGGCATTCTCTTCCAGCCGTTTTTTTAGCTCGTCTTCAGGTGTATCTGGCGATTGTGCTTTAAGATAGTCCAACGGTGTACTGATTCCGTGACTGAATTCCCACTCCCATTTTGCCCGTTCTTCGTACTGATTTACTGGAAATTTTATTTCTGAAAAGTCAATATTCATTTTATCTGGTAGTATTTTCTTTGCATCTACATTAGCTACTGCTTTTTCGATTTCGTATATATCACGCTCCCATTTACGGCATATATCGAGATCATCTTCCCAGCCCGATAATAGGTCAATGTTCTGAACTACAAGACTAAATCCTGATGGTGCGCCCTCAATACCCCAGTTAATCGTTAGATCATTATTCCTTTCGAGTAATTGAATTTGGAATTTAATTGAATCCACCATTTCCGTTAATTGTAATTGCAAATCGATTACTCCAATTTCGGTTTGTCCTGGATCGCCCTCAACAGCCATAATTTTATTGTAACCAACGGTAACATTTACATCTTTTAGATTCAATGCTTTAATGTATGCCTGTTTAATTGCCGAATATCTAATGGCGTAGTTCAAATTTGTTAATGCCAGATCAATTTTTTGGTTTGCATCTACTATATCATCCGCCCCTGAAACATAAAAGCTTTCAAATGGCATAGACTCATGACAAAATGCAAATGGAAATAGATTGAATTTAGAATAGGGATTCGCCATCTTATCATTCACGCCATAAGCCGCTTGGTTTTTAACAGGAATACCTTTATCATCCATAACATAATGGTTTTGGTAATCCCAATATACCCACAATTCAGGTTCAGTTATTCCATTGTTAATCGGATACATTATAGCACTTGGTTTCTCCGCATCGTTTTCAAATAATAATTCATAATATCTAATTATTCGATAACCGAATTTGTTTTTATTCCAAAATACCCGAATGGCTGGAACGCCCAATAAATGTGCCATACGCTCAGCTTGCTTCATTACTGTATTTTTTTCTTCTGTAATTTCATCGTAATATGATACTTCTGAATCGAAGTATCGCACTGGTGCGTTGCGATATACATTTGATTTACGGCGAATAATTTTATTTGTCAAATTTGTAAATGTGAATGGTATATCGCCATCTTGAATTTTCAGGTATGGTTGCAGGTATTTTTCTCTTTGCTTGGCTGTGCCTTCATAATAATGGATTTTCATTAATAGATTATTATAGCGTGCTATACGCTCATTATTCGCCATTGAAATTACAGATTCCAGTACTGCATTTTTACCTTTAGTTTCAGGTATCATCTTTGTATACTCCATGCGTTTGATTGTTGAATAGGGAACAAAAAGTTAATAAGGTATCCTTCTGCATCACTGATATGGACCAGCCCCGTTTTCTCTTGCGTTTTATCAAGCCGTCCGTCTGCGGTAGTCATTACCTTATTCCAATCGTTTATAGTTTTAGGACAATTCTTGGGATTGACAAAATAATGTGGTTTCCCATCGCCAGCTCTCATTTTAGAATTAACTGCATTTATGCGGTCTTTCTGAAAAGGATTAGCCGACAATGCTCGCACTTTAAAGCCAGCATTTTTGAGTAATCCAATATCTGATTTCTTAGCGTCACTACTCATACTCGCTCCAGTGGAATCCGGATATATTATGCAGTCCTGAACTGGGAATAATTGCTTAATATGCTCAATCATCTCGAACGTGTTAGAATGATTCAAATACGCTTCGCCAAATTGGAATATATCATCACCACGAATATGATTAAATGTTGCCGTCATCGGATCAACATTGAAATCCATCCCAATATGGATTATTTCACCTCTATGATATTCAACTGACAAATCAAGATTCTTTTCGCTAAATGCCCAGTAGGCTAAGCCAGCGTAACTCTCGAATGATCCTTCATATTCCTGCCGGAATGTGCGCTCATCTAATTGCATTTTAGCAGCG